CAGTGCCTCGTTTGCCTTGGTTGCTGCCTCATTGGCTGCTGTGTTGGCGCTCTGCGCGTTGCTGCGGGCAGTGGCATCTTTGACGTTAATGTCCTGACCGCCCAGATTAAAAACAGATACATCAGGCATATAAACTTACCTCCCTGTAATGGTGATGGTTTGGTCCGTCGGGCTGTACACATGCACATCACCGCCGTAAATGGTGCTTGCCGCACTGGGCGGGAATCCCATGTTAATACTTGTATCGCTTGCCCGGTACCATGCCGTGGGCGTGCTGAACAGTCGGGAAATAAGGTCAACTACGGAAACTTCCACGCAGTTGGTGCCGATCACCACAAGCGACGTTTTCGGAATGACCTTGGGGTTTGTGCAAAGGATATCACCAACAAAAAACACGCTGTTAGCGGGTAATTGTTCGGTGGCAGCCTGTCCGTTTTCCTGCTGGGGGGCCGCTGTGATAGCGTTTTTGAGCGGGTCGATAAAATTTTGTAGCGTGAATACGGGTGTCCAGTAGTCGGCATTGGTGATCTGCACCCCCTGGGGGACGGTTTGAACGGAAAGATACGCGGTGCCGTCCTGCGGGTCCATAACCAGGGTATTTCGCGCGTACTGGCTGGTGATGTCCCACTTAATGGGGTCTGCGTACTTAATTGTATTGAGGCTGACAAAATTTGTAAGCCTCCGGTCGATGTCAGTGATTGCTTTAATAATCCAGTCAAGATTGAGGTCATGGAAATTGGTATAGGGTGCCCCGTGAATCGGATAAATGATACTCATGTTTGTCATCTCCTTAATATACCAGCAGGCAAAAGTTTGCCCGAATGTCCGTGACGATCTTATGCACCGCGTTTTCCGCTGCAAGTGCCAGCTCCTTGGCGATCAGGTCCTGCGGGTCTTTGCCGGCCCGGCCCTTTTCGGTCACGGTGTCTTTGTAACCGTCCTGGGCCTCCGTTGTGCTGGCGTTGGTGGTTGTATGGTCGTCGGTGGTTGTGTCGGTGCCGGTGCTGGTAATGGTGTTACCGGTGCCCAGGGTGGTGGTGCTCTTTTCGGCCGGCACCATGGTGCCGCTATCAAAACCCGTTACATCCCTAGTCGTGCTGTCACTGCCATTATTTTTGCCGGTGGTGATAAGGTCAGGGGTTCTTTTGGTAGTGCCTGTTACCAAGTTCATGCTGCTATTTGTGCCGGAGTTGGTCCCATGGTGATCTGTGGTGCGGGTGCGATCATCGGAGGCCAGCGCGTCATAGTCAAGGCCCAGGGCTGCCGCATACCGGGTCCAGCTGGGCAGCATTGTTTCGGAAAACACGCCCAGGGCCCTTTGCATCGTGGGTCCGTCGGCATACAAGACTTCTAGCTCCAGCGTGTCAAAAAGCAACTGATTGCATACCGCGTCTTTTGATACGCTTTCGGGAACTTTAAGGTCGTCGAATAGTGTGGAGTATCCTGCCAGTAACCCGTTAAAGCTTATTGTTGCGTGCATTATTGGTCACCTCCTGCGCGCCCGTGTCGGGCGGAAATCTCCAGTCAACCCACAGTTGCGATCTGCCAATCCTAAACAGCTTGTGGACCCGCTCACAGCTGCGCTGCAGGCTGTCCAGCCACAGCGACGCTTTAGCGGCTGTCTCCACGTTGTTGGAATTGACCTCATCCGTCAACATGCGCTCTTTTTTGCTCGTGTTGGTATTGGGAATACCCACCTCCGTGTCAAAAAGCGCCTTGATGGTTTTCAGGGCCGTCAACAGCTCATTGGTTATAAAATTGCCTTTGAGGTCCGAAGAAAAGTACATCCACGGGGATTGCCCGGATGCCCCAGTCTTGGAGGCTTTGAGCAAAGACGAATCAACGAAAACAGCGGGATCGCCCTGCATGATCTGATCAAACATTTTTTTAAAAGATTCCGCGCCCGCCTTGTTTCCGGCCGCGAACACATACGCCAGGCGGCTGTTGATCAAATTGCTTTGGATGGTCTGGGCGGCAAGTGCCATCATGTCCCCGTAATATGCCACAATGTCCACCATGCCCCGGTAGTCAGGCTGCAAGTTGATGATCTCGCACTGTTTGCCGATCTGCAGATACGGGGTGCCCTTGATAAAGGGGTTTGCGACGATGGAGTGTGTGGGGTTGTAAAAGATGTTAATGCCGGTCAGCCCCATGCGATCATATACCAGGCCGTACCGGTCGGTATCAAATACCGTTACACCGCCATCCCCAAATACCAGGTATTGCAAGCGGTTGCTGGGCCAGGTGTCGGGCAGGGTCCACCGCACCATGGATACCGCTTCCAGAAACAGGTACTTGCGAAAATAATAAGACAGATTGTTGCCCTTGGTGTGCATGATGGAGGGTGTCACCGGTGATACATGGGCATTGATCTGCTCGTAACTATAGGGTGCCGTCATAACAGTTTGCCCCCTTTTGCCATCTTAAACAGCAGCCACACCGGTAACTTGCCGGTAGGCCACGGACCCGGCCCAGGACCCGGCCCAGGACCCGGCCCGGGGGGATTGCCTGCATCCCATTCTACTTCCCAGGTCCCAACCTGGTTTGGGATACCCAGAATAGCAGAGGGGTCAGTCCTGTAGGCGGTGCCATATCCGCCTATCCAGTACTCCCAATGCGTGTGGATGCCGGTGACATTGCCTGTCCGTCCTTGCTGCCCGATATATTGCCCGCGTGTGATGGTTTCGCCCACACTGTGAATCTGACTTGCAAAATGAGCTGCAAGCCAATAGCTATTATCGCTCATTTTGATTACGATATAGTTGCCCCAGGAATCGTTGCCGGTCGTGCCGCCTTGCCATGTATGGGCCGTGACGATGGTGCCGGCCATCGGTGCATATGCTTTGTGGTCTTTGTGCACCGTGTCAAGGCCCCCGTGGTAGCTGCCGTCAGAGTATGCGGGATATGCTGCAGATACTCTAATGGGTGATACCCCTGTAATACATTGCTTATATACTGCCATGTTATAAGCGCCTCCTATTCCAAAAAGAATCCGTTGCGTAAAAAGCTTTTGACGCTGTCAATCTCGGCAGCCGTCGCCGGTAATGCAATGTCGGGGTCGTCGACCATGATAAACCCCGGGATGCTGGACAGCTGCACCCTCTGACATAGCGGCCGGCCGTGGTCCTCGTTGTTATCCTCGACGATCTCATAAAATGCGCCGGTCAAATACGGGGTAATACCGTATTTTGCCACGCTGGCCCCTCCGCCTTTTGACTGACTGACAACGGTGGTTTGCTGGGCACCGGAGGCAATGCCGTTTACGACATCCCCGTTACCAAAAAATGATGCAATGCCGCCGGCCACGGCCCCAACGGCCGTTTGAATCAGGCCGCTCAAGCTGGCTAGCTCATTGACATTTGTCGCGATCTGCGCCAGCTGCACCGGCACTGCCACGCTTCCGGAGGTCGAAAATACGACGCTGCCGAAATTTTTGTCAAATGCCAAATCCAGGATTGCGTCCCCGGTGCGGTAGTCAACCGTCAACCGGCAGTATAATGTGGTTTGTCGTACAAACAAGTTGGCATTTAATTTGATCTCGCCAAACGGTGGACAGTACAGCGTATACTCCGAATACGGGGCCCCGTCTGTGTAAGCGCCTCTTGTGTTAAGCTGCGGATGGTGTGGGGTCACAATGTTAAAAGTAAATACCTGCTTGTCGTTATTGTTGGCTATAACGTAAGCGTTCCCGACGTTCTGCATTTTCCACCAGCCGACGGGAATTTCCGTGATCGGTGACCCGATACCGGCATTGCCGCACGGAATCCAGAACGCCTTAGAAATGTACTGGATGGGATTAAACAGCGCTTTGGTAAGATTGCTGCTGATCTCCTCCGAACTAATATTAAGGTAGTCCGTATTTTGCAGCAGCGCGGCCATGAGCTTTTGAAATGTTGTACCACTCATTGCAAGATAAATGGCACCGCCAAAGGACACATACCCCGGAGCGTTGACCGCGACGACGAAAAAGCCCACATTGCCCTCCGGGTCATCGGAAAACGGGGTGGTGCTTGCCTTGATGGTCTTGGTGGTGATCGGTGCTTTTGTGGGGTATAAACTATCTACAATATTGCCATCATACTTGGCGGACGACCGGACCACATACTCGGTTGCGTTGCTGATCTGGGCCCGGTAACTTGCCAGGGTATCAGCAGTCATTGATGCAATCCAGCGCCCGTCGGAATACGTCCAGTTTTTGATCCAATAATACCGGCCAAAAATGGGGATATTGCAATAATTGTACCCGGTGGGGTTGCTTTCTGTCGCAATCTTAATTTCGGGGTCGATGATGGTGCACGGGGATTTAAGATTGATCTCAAACGTTTGCCCACCGCTGGGCAGTTTGGTACTGTTTGAGCGCTTGGTAATCTGGTAAAATATTGCCTGCATGTGCATACACCTCCTTATTATAAAATAACCGGCGGGCAAATGCCCGCCGGTGCCGGTCAGGACTTAGAGGGGTCCGCGTCCTTGTACATGGTGGTTTTCAGGGTGGAGGCTTTGGCTGCCCGGCTGGTGTTGGGTGCAGTCACGTCGCTGGCCGTCATCAGGAACAAAACGGCGTTTTCGGTAAAGTCGTCGTACCAGCTCCAACCGTAATGATACCAGAAATTGGTATACAGGCCGCGCGCGTTCATGGGCGTGGGGACCACACGGGAAAGGCGCGGAGTGTAGCCGATTGCATCCCAGTCCAGCAGGCAGCCAAACACGTTGGTCAGCTGCACGGCTGCATTTTTGGTTGCCGCACCGGCGGTACTGGTAACAACCGGGGTTGCGGAGATGGTTTCCCGGTCGTCGATGTCCTGCCAGAACGTAACCTGTTCCGCGTCGCGGTATTTGAGCATTCCATCGTGGAATACCTCCGGGATAACACGGGCATCAATCTGGCTCTGGGTGCCGCTGTACAAATACAGGTGTTGCCGATCATACGGGGTATGACGCATAATACTGTAGGTCTTGCCGCCGATCTTCCAGTTCTGGTGCCAGTTGATCGTGCGTTCTTTCATCAGCCGCGAAATGTCGTTAATACGGCCATATGCGTACTTGGCAAAGCCCGGGAAATTGGCCTCTTTGTACACATCGGCCACCTTCAGCTGGGTGCCCTGCTGGACGTTGTACTCATCCAGCAGGTAAATCACGCTTTTGGGACTGGTGACGGTCATGCCGGTCAGGTGGTTGGCCATCAGGTTGTTAGCCAAGTTGCGCCGGTCGGCCTCGATCTGGTTGGAAAGATGCAGGACAAAAGAGGACCAAAACTGGGCCAGTTCCTCCGGCCCCTTAAATGCTGCCTGCATCTGGGTGTCGGCCTGGGTGTACACTCGGCTATAATTGGTCTGGCCGTAATAGTTGGTTTGCAGGACTTTGGGCTTGTAGACCTCGTACATATCAACGCTCTGACCATCTTCCAGGGCCCACGCTTTATCCGTCACGGGGTCCGAATCGCAGAAATTGATCTTGCGCACATGGTTGGTCCAGTCGTCGCCGGTAACCTGCAAGCGCTTCATCGGCGCGTCATACGGCCGCACCGCGAAAATGGTGCGGCCCAGCACCTGGCTGATAGCTTTAGTATAGTTGTCGGGGCCGGTCAACAGCGTGGCCTGCGCGACAGACACAAAACTGGACGTGTCCACGATGGGCGACGTGGGTTCCTGGCCGGTGGCCATTTTGTTGATCTCGGTCAAAATTGCGGCGATGTCCGCAAAATTCATACCAAGGGGCATCTTACTGCACTTCCTTTCCGTAAGTGGGGTCGATGATACGAGCCGTTACAGTGCTCGCATCGGCTGCGGGCTGCTGCTGGATACCAAGGCCCAGCGCATTGGCCTGCATGGTCTGGGTCATGGTCTGCATTGCCTGGGTGGTGGACTGCTGGCCCTGCAAAATCTGCTGCAGCAGAGCTTCAAGGCCATCATACTGACCGCCCGGCTGCGCGGGCTGCGGTGCGATCTGCTTGGCGGGCTGGGCCGCCAAGGGCGGGACCTGCTGCGGGATAGCAGGATTCTGCACAGCGGCCGGGGCCGGCTGCGCGGGTTTGTCCATTGCTTCAATCTCGGCCTTGGTGTAGCCGGCCATGGCAAGGGCCGCTTTTTCACTGATTTTCAACTTTGGTCGCCTCCATTACAACGTAAGTTTCATGTGCCAGGCACTTAATCACCTGGTCTTTATCTCCTTTGGTGACAGGACCCACAGCACAGCACTGCCGCGTGTGGGCATCGTTGGCCCAGTCACTGTAGTAGCCCAGGCCCAGACGGGTGCACAGTCCAGCCAGCAAATATGCACGCTCGTTGGTAATCGACTGGGCAAAAATGATATAGCAGCCCATTCCGATCACCCCTTTTTGATGTCGTCCAGGGCAACACGCATTTCGGTGATAGCTGCCGTGTTTTCTTTTACGACGGTATTGCACTGATACCACATCAGAAGAAAAGCGGCGATCGGAAAACCAACGTTAGAAATAGCCTGTAAAACAGTGTTAGCATCCATTTTTTTTTTGTGCACCTCCAAATAAATATGAATAGAATAAAATCCCCGGTTCTTGCGCTGGCTGACGCTTGCCCGCCCCTTCTGGGGGCTGCCTTTGGGCACCGGGGATTAATTTCATTATATGCGATTGTGGAATAATGTCAAGTGTTGCTGCAGTACTCGCGGAAAAAAATTTCATCCGAATAGCGCTCAAATTCAATTTGCCTTTGCAGGTACGCCGGCCAAATATACCCATACGCGGCCCGGAATCGTTTCCGCTCATAGTCGCCGGAGCCGTATGCGGGCATCTCGCCGGACCGGTGCCGGCATACATAATATACGGGTTTACTTTTGTGCTCATAGATACAGCACCGGCCGATCTGTACAAGTGGGTAGTATTCGCGCAATGGGCGGGATACCACAAGACTTTTTTCTTCGGCACTGTACTGGTTTTCAATGGCTGATCTGTAAAAATCTGTCCCACTCATGGACCGGTACAAGGCCGTCTTTGCTTTTTCCTTGGCGATAGGACTGTCCACCAAGTCAATGAGCAAAATGCCCTTGTCTTTTAACAGCTTCACGCGCTCTTTTTTGCCGATCATCCTTTCCACCGTGTCGGTAATATCCCATTGCATATAGTAGGGGTTTGCCATGCCGACGGCATTCGACATGCACAGCAGCGTGATGGGCTTTTGCCCTTGCAGCTCGCGGTTTCGGTTGACCGTCTCGTATATATTGGCAAGGCCCACACCCTCACCGCGCCGGTAATAGTCGGATTCTTCTTTTTGGTACTCATCCAGGATAATAATGCTTGTGTTGGGGCTGGAAAAGCCACGGGTCCGGGCCATCGTGACAACGTTGCCCAGCACTCCCGACATCTGCGCCGGGCGAATAGGGACCCCGGTGTCAGTATAGGCCCCTGCGTTGCCCACCTCGTACATGCCGGCGATCTGCGACATCTTAAAGGGTGCATAGTGTGTATTTAAGTCATTGTTCAGAGGGGACCATGGCCACATTAACGGGGACGAACAAATCAACTCCGCTTGCTGCGGCGTGCGGCGCAAATACAAAAACTCTTCCTCCGTCTGGTGTATGTGCTTGAGGGCTCCATACGTTTTGCCGGTGCCGCGCCCTCCCCAAATAAATATGATGGGGGCCCCGGTGGATAAAATGCCGTCATCTTCGGAAAAGTTGGGCCAGCCCTCATCCGTAAAAAGCTTAATCATTAAACTACCTCCATGATCTTGTACCCCAGTATCTTGGCGTATTCGTCCGTAATGCCCAGGGTGTAGGTATTATCACAGATACATAGGTTTCTAGTTATGTGGACCTTGTGCCCGTCTACCACAAAATCCGGCACTTTTGGCCGATCATTATATACAACTTGATTGCCTGCAGCTAGGCAAAAAGTAAAGCCGGGCTTAAAGGCATCAAAACCGCCCCAAAGGGCCAGCTCTAGCCCGCCTTTTTGCTTGCTTACTCCGGCTATTGTGGTTGTAATCCTGCCGCCCTTGGTGTAGGTGGTCGCGTATTTTTTGGCACCCCAAGTCATAAACTCCGCGTAACTGTGTTCTTGTTCGTACACACCCATATAGTGAACATTGCCTTTGGGGTCTGTAGCAAAGGCATCATTATCTTTTGCAAGCTGCTTCACCGCTCTATTAAACTCTGTCAAGTCAATGTCGCCCATGTATTTGACGCTGTCGGTATCGCAGTACACGCCATTTTTGCCTGCGGCCCATTGTGCGATTTTAAGGCGCTTGCGTGTGTGGGCCGTGGTCCATACTCCCCATTGGTATGGCAAAAACAGATGCGGGCAATGGCTGTTATAACTGCCCTCTGGGTCGTCGGTGCACTCGCTCCACAGGTTGTCGGGGTCATCCTCATCAAAAAGCGTGTCCAGCTGCAGCGGGTCTTGTGCCGTCATGCCGTAATAACTGTTAAGGTCACCTTTGGATTTGACATAGTACAACTCTTGACCGATCACGCCTTTTAAAGATGTCTTGCCGGTGTAGCTCTCTTTGACGCAATCCGTCAAGGGCTTTGGCAGCTTGCCATAGTCGGACGTATACAGGTCCAGCACATTAAGGGCATCCCAGTCGTACTCTTTGGCGATAATCCTAAAATCAATATCGGTTATGGTGATCTCAAAGTGATCTGCGGACAGTAACCGTCCATTGTCGTTTATATATCCCTCGCAGTGCCGCACCTTGGCAAGCGGGATATACGGGAAGCCCCACCATTTATACCGTTGACGCAATCCTTTGACTTGCAACCGCATCAGACAGGCTTTGCCGTGTCTCATACATTGCATGAGGCGCTGCACGGTCGCCGGTTCCTGCCGAAATGGTGTCATCGGGAAATAGCATTCGCATTGCACGGCAGGATAGGCGCTTGACATATCGACGGACCCGACGTTTTCCAGATGGAGCCCTACATAATACCGATTGGCATGGGTGTCACCGCCCCGGAATGCTTCTCGCAACATCTGGTATAGTTCCCATGACGGCAACAGGCGCTTAACGCGATTGATACCCCATTTGTACATTGCATTCCGTGCCATGCGCCGGACGTATCCGGTGCGCGTCAATGGTATAGTGTACAAGTCGTCTCCGTCGCGCTCCATCTCGATTAGCAGGCACTCCACAATGCACCGCACGTCATTGATACAATACGCCAATTCTGTGGATGTCAACGGGGTCCAGGGGTAGCGGACCTTGGAGTAATCAAGGGTACCTGTTAATTTTGCATGAGGCGCTCCCAGCTGCTTGCCCCACGCATCAAGGGACAGATTGCTGTGGCGCATACTGCACCGGTATTCGATCGCGCGATTGTCACATTTTAACACTCGGCGGGGTTTACTGGCAAATACATCACCAGGGCCAAAATCCATGACCCCGGACAGATATTGAAATTCATGCGCAAGATTGTGCACATACATGCACAGATACCAGTTACCTTGTGGCCCACTATTGGCCCATAAATAGTCGCTGATTGCGTCGGTAAAATGCAGCCATTCATCCCAGGTGCGGCCTATAATGGTAATATCTAGGCCTAGCTGACATTGCCAGATATACATGATGGTGTGGGGGTTGCCGTCAATGTCGGTACAAACTCGGCTTGTTTCAATATCAAATGCACATGGCATATTGACGTATAAGCGCTTTTTGTACGTCTTGCGCTTTTTGCCTTTGGTATGCTTGCAATCCAAGTGTTCCATAAGCCATGGCACGGGGTTGTAATTACAAGCCTCCACCAAAACCTCCGCGCAAGTCGGCGGAGCTGCCGCCGTCACTATAGTCCCAGTCTTTGCCATAACTGACCTCACCTTGCTGCCATTTGACAAAATCGTCAATGCTGACATTATAACCGCCCTTTTCACGCCAATACATGACAGGCTGATCGGACGGATAATAGTACACACCGGATGCTTTGACGGTCTCCCACCATTCTGATAGGGCCGTGTACTGATCTTCCGGGACCTCTGACACGTCAATGCCTCCGACTTTCATCTTTGCGGCAAATTCCTCACGGGCACCGCCGACAGTGGACCCCTTTGCGCGGACAAAACGCGCAACATCTGCAAGGGCTTGTTCCAGCGCTTTCCGATCTCCGCGCATTGCTTTGATAGTGGGGAAGCCTCCGGCAAATTCCTTGTAGATGTCGCTTGTGCTGCTGATCGGGTCCTTTGACAATCGCTTAATACGTTTCTGCGCAATGTCGCGCAATCGCGTGTATTCTTTGCGCATCTCACTGTCGGGCCAGGATTCCAGGGCATACGGGGTATATAGTTCCGCGTCATATTTAAGAGTGGCTCTTGCTTTGGCTGCGCCGACGGCCATGCTTTTCACGTTCCTTTCTTTCAAGAATCATCAGATACCAGTCAAGGGGATCTGTTTCAATGCCAAGATACCGGAAAATGGCCTTTGCCCAGTCGGAACAAAAAAACTTTGCGTCTTTTTCGACTACTCCGCTATATACAATAGCCATTGCAAGGCCCTGGATGGGGTCGTCGCTTTCCAGCAATATGGACCTGTTAATACTTTTCATGGTGATCTCCTAACAAAAAAGGCCGCAGCACTTGGTGCTGCGGCCACCGGTCGAATTAAACCAGGTTCAAGGACAGGACCTGCCCCTTCTTGGTGCTAATCAGCACGGGCTTAATCTTAACGGGCTCGGTCCAGGTGTCCGGGGTGCCCAGCAGCGTAAACATGCGTTTGAGTGACTGGTAAACCCCGACGGACACACACGCATAAGACTGGCCGTCATCCGTGATAAGGACGATACGCGGGGCAATCACCTTGCCCTCCGGTGCATCTTCCTTGCTGACCTCCACACATTCCACGGACACATGCACCAAGTTCAGCACCTCATTAACGTGCTCTTTCAGCTTGTTGGCGGGGTTGCTGGTCGCGTTGTAGAACGTGACTGCTGCGGAGCGGTCAGCAAGATTCATATCGGTGTAACCTACACCGGTGTTCATCACATCGGAGACCATCAAGGCCCCCTTGTTTTCGGTCTTGGTCATTGCTTCGGACATAATACAAAACTCCTTTCGTTCTGGCCCTGTCATCATCAGTACCGGGTGGGCAGTCCCGGTAGACGGCCCGGTGGGCCGTTTCGACTTATTTACTGTATTCATGATAGCGGGACGAAACCGCGTCACGGACCTTTACAGCACCCTGATACATGAGCCGGGACGACAGGTTGGTGCCCTTAAATTCCCCCAGGGTTGCCACTTGTTCGTTGCAATGGACAAGTGCCTGCCGGAATCCGGCCAGCCAGGCACTTTTCCGTGCGTCGCTGGAATCCTCATATTCACAGCACGTCACACGGCCATCCGGGTGAATCTCAACGATAAACTTGCGCATCTCCATGGTTGCAACTCCTTTTCATCTGAGGGGCTGATCTGGACGGGCCCTGGGCCGTCCCCATTGGGTGCCCCTACTTTCATTATCTATAGTATAATTGACAAATGTGAACTGAATATAAACAAATGGTTACAAATAATTACAATCGTCGAAATCATCGTTGTTTACACCTCTTAAAATGTCGATCACAGCACCAAGGACCCCCAACAGATTAAGCATGTTTTACATCTCCTTTCTAGGTGATATTATAGCACAAATCATTTCATAATCATTACTAGATTTTACCCACTCCCCTACCTTACAGGGGTGTGGGTACTATTATTTAGGGCTACTAGCAGATTGCACAAAATTTTAGCGGATTGGGGAAATTTTTTGTGCAAAATGCTATTACATGTCCC